AATGGATCAAAAATGGTCGCTCCAGTGGCAATGAATCCCGAAATAAACTTATATAAAAGCCTGAATGCCGACGGTAAAATAGATGAAGCGACCAAATTCGAAAATGTCGGAAGTTAATTTGTCGTTCCGGCTAATTATGATCCGTCTGAGGCGACGGCGTTTGCCAATTTGGTAAATAATGCCATTGATTTAGAGGGTTTTCTAGCCGGCAGTGTTGCGGGAATTGGTGTCGGAATTACCGCTATGACGGTGAATTTTTCCCTGGGCGGTAAACAGTATTTGCAACGCGGAAGCAAGTGGGGCGTACCTGACGGTGACACAGCCCCGGCGTTCAAGGATGCGGCGTCCTGGAATCTTGGGTTCGTAATGGAACAGATCAATATGCCAAACGTGTTTGCCGAGATCGGTGGTGGCTTGCTTAACGTAGGGGAGTTTTTAACGCATCCCTCCAATCACAAACGACCGACTGGTCCATTTGCCATGGACCCTGATGATGCGAAAGATTTCCGGGCGGGCGTTGAGGCGGCGCGGTTATACGATGATCATGAACTGGCATCAACGCATGAGAATGCGCTCGCCATCGGCGGAAGTGTTCATGCTTCTATTGCGCCGATTACGCATGCGCATGGCCGAGCGGGCGCCCCACGCACAACGGCCGATCGTGCGAACAACGATGACTCTTCGGCTTTAGACCGATTTTACCTAGAACAGGACCTGATGGCTGCGGCCGCGGCGCACGCGCCACCCCCTTTGTTTCACCAAATCGGCGAAGAAGTTTTCACACATACGAGGGTTGGTACAAAAGCGGATCGGCCTTTGCCGAACGCCGAGTTCCCGATTTTTGATTATCAATTTGAAAACTTTGATAAACTTGGTCAAAGCGTTGCGCCCCATGTTCGGCATGTTGACAGCGCCATGGCGGTACATCTCCCGGTTGGCCGCAAGCTCGCCGGCGCGGCGCAACACAGGCCACATATACGGGATGAGGAATTGCCAAGCATTGCGCCGATAATGTTACAAAAATACAAAATAGGATTGCATCAAAATTCAAGCGCAAGGCTCGATCACCGCGAGACACGTGGTGACACAGCGAAGTGGGAAGGCGCGTCGCGCGATGCCAATTACACATCGCCGCAAGCGCAGGTGAAGCGGGCACTGGAGGCGCTGTTAAACGCCCAGGCTCGTATGCCGCCATCGGGGCCGACCGCGTTTGACCCGTCGCTGACACCCGCATGGGCGGGGCTGAAACTCGCCTGAATGAGGATGCATGAGCAATATCTATCTGACACTGGGCGGCGTTGCGTTCCAGGATTTTGAAGTCCCGGAAAAAATCTCTTTCGGTGGCCGGCAGCGCGTGGCGGTGCATGAGCTGATCGGCGGTGGCCGGGTGGTTGACACGCTCGGCCGGCAGCCGGCGGAGATTTGGTTTTCCGGTATCGCGTCGGGCTCGGATGCCACGGCGCGAATTCAATCATTGGACACCGCTTGCGCCGCGGGTTCGGTGCTGCCGCTCGGCTGGGATGCGTTTTTTTATAATGTGGTCATTGCGGAGTTTACCGCTGACTATACGAAGCCCTATTGGATCCCGTTCGAGATTGGCTGCGTGGTGATTGCCGATGCGGCGATCTCGAACTTGGCCGTTCCCGCCGTGGCCGTGAATTTGATCAGTAGTGATTTGAGCAGCGCCGCGGTTTGGGCGAGCCAGGCCGGGCTTGGCGGATTTAGTTTTACCAGCGCCGGCGCGGTGTCGGCGCAAGCGGCGTGTGGCGCTGTGATTATCGCCGCCGGCGGCGGCGTGTTGAGTAGTGCCGCGGTGGTGAATAATCCATCGACCATATTTGCGGCGGTGGATGCCCTGAACGGCCTCGGCGCCGATGCCGCCACGTTGGCCGCGGCAACCTATGCCAGCGGCTATCTGGGGCGAGCGGTACAAATTATTTCTCTGGGTGCGTTGTGATGCAAGTGACAGTGATCGGCGGCAATCTCTTCCAGCTCGCGGCGGTTTATTTGGCGGACGCGACGCAATGGATACGAATCGCGCAAGTGAACGACCTTTCCGATCCAGTATTGATCGGGCTGGTTGAGCTGACAATCCCGCCGGTTGACCCAACTGCCGGAGGCGGGATTGCCAACTGAGCTGCCGGAAATTCGCCTGACGATTGGTGAAGTGCCGGTCTTTGGCGCCGTATCGGTCAAGCTGGAGCAGAAATCTTATTTCCGCGCCAGCCGATTCAGCGTGACGCTTGCGATGGGGGCGCCGCCCTTATGGCAGCTCGCCGACTATGCCGCGCTGAACCTGGAGACCGTGGCGATAGAGATCGCATCCTCGCCATTCGGGTTTGTAAATTTGATGATCGGGCAGATTGACAATGTCCGGATCGATTGCGCCGCGCAATGTGCCACCCTCAGTGGGCGTGATTTATCCGCCCGGATGATTGATACTGAAAACGCCGAGACCTTTGTGAACCATACCGCGAGCCAGATTGCCACCATTATCGCCGGCCGTCACGGATTGGGGGCGAATGTGGTTTCGACAAGCGCGATCGTCGGGCAATATTATGAGCTTGACCACGCACGCAGCGCCTTGCAGTTGCATTCGCGCGCCGGCAATGAATGGGATTTGCTGGTCTGGCTGGCTCAGAATGAGAATTATTATGTCTCGGTGACCGGAACCTCCTTGTATTTTGGGCCATTGCCGGTGTTGGAACCGGCGTTGATATCGCAGCAGGATTGCACTGAACTTTCGATTGACGTCGCACAAACCATCCCAAGTTCGGCGAAGGTGATGTCCTGGAACAGCCGCAACAAAATCGCCGTCACGCAATCGGCTGGTGACGGCACCATGACAACGACTTTGGTCAGGCCGAATTTGACGAGCGCGCAGGCGCTCGACATGGCGAATAACCATCTCGCAACGCTTGCGCGGCATGTGACGATACTTGAGGCGCGGTTGCCAGGCGAGCTTGATTTGCTGCCCGGATCGCCGATTTATCTGAGCGGCACGCAATCGCCGCTCGACCAGATTTATGTCATCGACGGTATCGTGCGTGAGTTGGATGTCGCGCATGGCTTCGTGGAGACGATCCGCGCTTATGCCACGAACTAAGGAAATATGTTTGGAACGTTTCTGGAATCTGGTGAAAGCCCGTGCCGGCGGCATGGATGGGCTTGCTGGCGTGGCACGGTTTGGTTTGGTATCCAGTTTTGATCCAAACAGCTACGCGGCGCGGGTGTTGATACAGCCTGAGAATATTTTATCCGGCTGGTTGCCGGTACTCTCACATTGGGTTGGCAATGGCTGGGGTTTCGCGGCACCCCTGGCGCCGGGCGACCAGGTGCTCGTGCTATCGCAGGAGGCGGACTCTGAACATGGCGTGATCATGGGAGCGGTCTGGTCGGCGGTGGACCGGCCTCTGCCAGCACCCAGCGGTGAGTTATGGTTGCAGCACCAAACGGGAAGTTTTGTGAAACTGCATAATGACGGGACGATTGCAATGCAGGCGAGCCAAGTGACCATTACCGGAAATCTCATCGTGAGCGGCGATATCTCGGATCAAAATCAAGCTCACGGCACGCTTGCCAATTTTCGCAGCGCGCATGATACGCACACGCACACAGATCCCCAGGGTGGGAACACCGGCACGCCGTCGGTGACGGTCTAATGCCCGATTTGGCATTGTTTTTCGGTGGCGATCTCGCGATTGGCCCGACCGGCGATCTTCTGCTTGCCAGTTCTACAAGCCTGACACAGCAGCGCGTTTTGCGCCGACTGCTGACCAACCAAGGCGATTATATCTGGCAGCTTGGCTACGGTGCCGGGCTCGCGCAATTTGTCGGCCAGCCCGGCGCGCCCGCGGTCATCGCCGGCATTGTACGGACGCAAATGTTGCAGGAAGCGTCGGTTGCCAACACGCCAGCACCGGTGGTCAACGCTGAGGCGGCGGTTGATGGAACCGTTAATCTTTCAGTGCGCTATGCCGATGCGCAAACCGGCAGCGCTGACGTTCTAAGCTTTTCCGTTTAGGAATTTTAATGCAGCTTTCATTGCAGAATTTCTCCACCCTGGTGGAGGGGATGGCAGCCTCTGTCCAGGGTGCTGCCAGCGCCTTGTTGGATCTGACCGTTGGCTCGGTCCTGCGCGCCATCCTGGAAGCCAACGCGTCGGTGGCATTATGGCTGCAATGGTTGATTGTGCAGGTGCTGGCGACAACGCGGCTTGCCACCAGCGTCGGTGCCGATTGCGATAGTTTCGGTGCTGATTTTGGCTTCACGCGCTTGCCCGCGGTCGCCGCGACCGGACAAGTCACGTTTGCACGTTTCACGCCGAGTGTGGCGGCGTTCATCCCGGTCGGCACAAATGTCTCGGTCGCGGGTAATGGCGCCAGCTTTGTGGTGATCGCCGATACCACGAATGCGGCCTACGCATCGGCGGCCGGCGGCTATAATCTGGCGGCGGGGGTGAGCAGCGTGAATGTCACGGTCGTTGCCAACGTTGCTGGCTCGGCCGCCAATGTTCAGGCGGGTGCCATATCGGTCATCACGACGGCTTTGCCGGGCATTGATACGGTGACCAACGCGACCGCCTTTACCGGTGGTATTGATCCGGAAAGTGATGCGGCATTTCGCGCCCGTTTTGGCAATTATCTAGGCAGTCTTTCGAAAGCGACGGACATCGCCATTGGCGCCGCGATCTCTGCGATCCAGCAAGGTCTGAGCTATACGATTGCGGAAAATATAAACCAGGCCGGTACGGCACAGCCGGGGCATTTTGTTGTCACGGTGGATGACGGCTCGGGCAATCCGCCTTCGAGCTTATTGAGCGCCGTACAACAGGCGGTGGACGCGGTGCGGCCTGTCGGTTCAAGTTTCGCGGTGCAGGGGCCGATCGTGACGCTCGCCAATATATCGCTGACGCTAACCACCGCCAGCGGTACGCCGCATAATGCCGCCGTCGCCGCCGTTGCTTCCGCGATTGAGACCTATATCGCCAGCCTTGGCATCGGTATGAGCCTGAATTACACAAGGCTGGCGCAGGAAGCTTACGCAGCCTCGGCGAATGTGACGAATGTCTCCAACATTCTGCTGCAAGGAACCAATGCTGATCTAGCGCCGCCTTTGTTCGGCGTGATCCGCGCCGGCACGGTGACGGTGGGCTGAGCATGACTGGCGATGTCAACGATATGCTGAGCCGAATCAAATCGGTTCTGCCGGCGCGCTGGTTTGGCGACACGACGCCGGTTCTAGATGCGCTGCTGAACGGTCTCGCCTGGGGCTGGAGCGGGTTATATGCCCAGCTTGGGTTTACAAAGACGCAGTCCCGCCTGGCGATAGCGACCGGCGTATTTCTCGACATTGCGTCGGTAGATTATTTCGGGCCGAGTCTGCCGCGGCGGACCGCCGAGTCTGACAATATGTTCAGCCAGCGGATACGGGCGAACCTGATCGCTCCGCGCGCGACAAGAGCCGGCGTCGCGCTGGCATTAATCAACGAAACTGGCCGCGCGCCAGTGATTTTTGAGCCTCTGAACGCAACCGACACAGGCGGTTATAATACCGGCTTTCTCGGCTACGGCGTATCCGGCGGCTATGGAAGTTTCTCGGTGCCGTTTCAGTTTTTCATCAAAGCCTATCGCCCGAACGCGAGCCCGGTTGCCAATGCGGGCGGCTATAATGAGGGGCCTGGCGGCTATGATGACGGGCCGATGTTTTACGCCAACCTCGCCGATGTTTCCGGCCCGGTGACCGATGCGGATATTTATGCCGCGGTGACGGCGGTACTACCGGCGGCCACCACCGCGTGGATGAACATTTCCAACTGACATCTGAATAAGGATCACGAATGGACCGCAATATTGTCTATCCCGGCAGTATCCCCCTGGATACGGATATACTCGGGGTCAACCGCAATGCGATGGTGGGAATTGCGGCTCTCACCGCGGCGACGCTCGGCGGCAGCGTGGTTGCCGATGGGCTCGCCTGCAGCCCGACCGCGCCGGCTTCGCTGACGGTCACTGTCGGTCCAGGCAGCATCACGCAATTATCGCCGCTTGATGCCAATGCCTATGGCTCGCTCGCCGCTGATCTGACCGATGAGATTGTCAAGACTGGAATTAATCTGCAGAGCACAAGCTTCACGCTGACCGCGCCCGCAACATCAGGGCAATCGGTAAATTATCTGATTGAGGCGGCATTTTCCGAAATTGATGCCTCGCCGGTCGTGCTGCCATACGTCAATGCCGCTAACCCGGCGCAGCCTTATTCGGGGCCGAGCAATTCCGGCACGGCGCAAAATACCCAGCGCACCCAGCGCGTGCAGTTGCAGTTAAAGCCAGGTGCCGCCGCTGCCGCCGGTGCGCAAACCACGCCGGCGGTCGATAGCGGCTGGGTCGGCCTGTATGTCATCACGGTGAATTACGGCCAGACGGCGATCACCGCATCCAACATTACAATTTCCCCCGGCGCACCGTTTTTGAATTACAAACTTCCCACCCTGCGGCCGGGTTTTTCCGCGATGCAGGTATTTACATCAAGCGGTACCTTCGCCGTGCCGAATGGTGTTAGCAGTGCCTATGTCACGGTGATCGGCGGTGGCGCCTCTGGCGGTTTTCACAGCACGATGCCAGGTGCCGGCGGCGGTGCCGGCGGTTCGGCCGAGGGCATCGTGACTGGCATTGCCGCCGGACAGGCGATTGCGGTGACCGTGGGTGCCGGCGGTGCGGCACCGTCCAGCCCCGCGAATGGCAATAATGGCGGCACGTCGAGCTTCGGAACTTTCATGTCGGCTACAGGCGGCGTTGGCGGTTCCGGCGGCACGGTCGCGCAATTTGCGATGGCCGGCGGCGCTGGCGGCATCGGTACCGGCGGGCAGATTAATCGTGGCGGCTCCTACGGGCTTGACGGGATCGTCGCCGCTTGCCGCGGCGGTGATGGCGGCGGCCCTGGCAATGGCCGCGCCTCCAGCGGGCCGGTCGCCGGCATCAGCGCCACCGGCTTTGGTGGCGGCGGCGGTGGCGGCGGCACGACGACGAGCGGCAGTCCGGTTGGCCAGCCGCCGGGTGCTGGTGCCGCCGGCATCGTCATCATCAAATATTGAGGAAAGACCATGAGCACTCCAGCCAATCATATCTGGCGGCCATCAAATGCGCGCTATGTTCAGATCGACGGCTTCGTCGCAACACCGCGCGGCCCGCAAGTGCCACCGGCCACAGCTTTGGCATGGCCCGCGAAAGATCCAGGTGACACGCTCGATTATGTGTTCGACATAACGCCGGCTCTCACCGCCAATCCGGGTGATGGCATTGCGACTCTCGATGTCACGATTTCGCCGAACAATCCGGGTGACCTCACACTGGCCTCTTCGAGTGCCGATGGTCCGCGCGCGGTGCTTTGGCTGAGCGGTGGCCAGCCGCTCACCACCTATACCGTGACTGTAAACATCACCAGCGCCGGGGGTCGGACGCTGGCGCGCAGCATCTCGCTGCCGGTGGTCACGCTCGCATCCGTCCCTGCACCTGCCTCGGCCCTTACAACGCCGGCCGGGCAACCTTTGACCGATCCGACCGGAACGCCACTCACCACTTTCTAAGGTACGCACATGCCCACGATTGGACAATTGCCACCGGCAAGCTCGGTGTCGGATACTGATGAGCTGCCGATTTTCCAGAACGGTCAGACGCTGGCGGCGACGCGCGCGCAGGTTTTGGCGGGCGTGCAACCGGTGCTGAGCATGCCGCAGAACACGCTCCTCGGTGGTGTCGGGCCAGGAACCGCCGCCCCGGTGGCAATTTCCATCGGCGCCAATCTGGCAATTTCCGGTGATACGCTCACAGCCACCGCGGCACCGTTTGTGATTCCGGCGTTGCCGGCGGGTATCGTGCCGGAGCCTGCCGATAGCGTGCCGGTTGGCCAGGCCGGTGCCAATGCCGCTGTCAGCTATGCCAACTTCATGTCAGGTATCGGCAATGTGCCGGGCCTGCCGGCGGGAGCGATGCTGGCGACCGCCGTTTCCGCCACAACCGCGCGCAGCCTCTCGGCCATCGCGGCGAACGCGGTCTCCATCGAGGATTTCGGCGCCGCCGGCGACGGTGTGACCGATGACAGTGCGGCGTTGCTCGCGGCGATTGCATCCGGCAATCCGGTCAGGTTCGGCGCCAAAACCTATGCGATCGCTGGTGAGTGCGATATCGCGGCGGCTACTTGCACATTGCTCGGCGTCCCCGGATTGACGATTGTCACGCGCCCGGCGCAATCAAAGCTCGGCACGTCCGCGACGGCGGCGTGGCTCAGCCTGTCATCGGCTAATGTCTATCTCGATGGCATTATTTTTGACGCCGGCAGCACGATTACCAACAACACCTATGCCGTGGTGCTGCAGGCGGCTGTCACGAAGTCAACCATCTCCCGCTGTCAATTCCGTAACGCTAAGGGGGCGAGTTATGGATCGGGGCTGACCGTGCTGGCGAGCGATCCGGCAATTACCCAGCATCATATTTTCGATTGCGAATTCTACAACAATACCGTCCACGGCGTTTACATTTACGCAACGGACGCGCTGAGCATCACCAATTGCCACGCCCATGATAATAGCAGCGATGGCATCCATGTCGATAGCGAAGACCCGACCTTCACATTGAAGGTGCGCGAAATCCATATTGTCGCGAACACCTGCTGGAATAATAGTTGCGGGATCATCGTTGGCAATTTCAATACCACCAACACCGGTAATCTGATTTATGGAAATGCCAATCCGGATATTCTGGGGGCGGTGATTGCGGCGAATAATTGCTTCACCAACCGCGAATACGGCATTTATATTTCCGGCCGGAATATACTCGTCTCGGGCAATCTTTGCGCGAATAACAGCTCGATTGCGGCAAGCGGCGCCGGCATTCTGTGCGACACCGGCTATTGCAAGGTGAGCGGCAATATGATCACCGGTGCCTCCGCCTTTGGGATCGATTGCGGCGGTGCGATCTATACCGAGGTTGCGGATAACTATGTCAATGGCGCATTATACGGCATCAATATCGGTGGCGGCCAATATTGCACGGCGCGCAATAATTTCATCCAGGATTCTCTCGCCATTGGGATCGCCGTTCAAAATGTTGAATCCGATGGCCGGGGGACGAGTTTCAATCTTACCTGCGTAGGTCTTTCCATAATTGGAAACTGGATAACCTATGCCGGTGAGGTCTATGGCATTTTGATCAGGGATGCGCCGCAAAATATTCTGGTTGCCGATAATGTCATCCTCGCCAATCCAGGCGCGGATCTTACCAGAGCACTTTCCGCTTATACCGACAGCATCGTCCTGCGCGGCAATTTGCTCAATTATACCGAACGCTGGCCGGTTAATCCCACGCTGGTGAACGGGGTTTATACGCTGGTGGTGCCGGACATTGCCGATGCGGTCAGCATATCGCAGGCGACTGCTCCGATTGAAAGCATCATCACCTCGACCGCGCAATTGACCGAGGGTCAGATTGTTTATTGCCGTCTGACCAATGGCGGCAGTGGCTATACAAATGCCACCGCAACCTTCTCGGGCACCGGCAGCAATGCCGCGGCGACCGTGTGGCTTTCCAACGGCGCGGTCCTTGGCATCCAGATCACCAATGGCGGCTCTGGTTACGGTCCGGGCACCACGGTCAGCATCACCGGCAATGGCAGCGGCGCGACCGCCACGGTGCAGGTTGGACTGCCGGTCTGGCAGAATCGTAAATTGACGATTGATTGTTTATTGAGCGTCAATTTTGGAGAGTCCGGCAGTTCGCCCGTGCAAAGCAACTGGACGGGTGCGCCGATCACCATACCGGCCGGTGCCAGCATCGATTGGATCGGCAATAATGGCGGCTGGCGCGCCGCGCGCTTCACACAATCTGATTATATCTCGCCGAATGGTGATGGCAGCGTCGCGATCCGCACCCAGTCAGGCGATATCTCGCTGCATCCGTCCGGTGCTGGCGTTATACGTCTGTTGTCGGATGCGGAATCAACCGGGGCGGTTGAACTGATCGGCCGCGGTTCGCCGCTCAACAGCATCTCCGCACCGCCCGGCTCAACCTTCCGGAATCTGAACGGCGGCGCCGGCAGCACATTCTGGGTCAAGCAGGCCGGCACCGGTAGCGCCAACTGGGTTGCGGTGGCCTAACCTTAAGGAACAAAACATGACGACGATTGCCCAGCTTCCGGCCGCCGCCAGCGTCGGGGCGAATGATCTGTTGCCGCTCAGCCAGGCCGGCTTGCTATATTCGGCAAAGGTCAGCCAAATTACGGCGAACTTGCAGCCTTTACTGAACGTGCCGACAGGTGAATTGCTGGGACGCCAAAGCATCGGGACAGGTGCGCCGGAATCATTGAGCGTGGGCACCGGACTTTCGCTGTCAGGCAGCACGTTGAGTGCCACCGGCGCGGACCATGCTCTATATCCGCTGCAGGCGGCGATGGCGCTGACGGATGATCTCGTCATCAGCAATAATGGCACGCCGGGTCTGCTTCCCGTCATCGCCCTGCGCGGTCTGTTCAGCGCCGGCACCGGCGTTAGTGTCGCCAGCACGGGCGTTATTTCCGTGACTGCCTCCAGCATTGCCGGCCCGGCCGGCCCTCCGGGGCCCGCGGGTGCCACCGGCCCGGCTGGCGCGCAGGGTGTGGCCGGACCCGGCGGGCCCGGATTGGTCGCGCCCGCGGCTGCCAATTCGGCAAGTTCGATTGGCGGTTCGGATTATGTCGCGATCTGGCAAAACGGCGCGAATGCGTGGATCCCGTATAATCAGCTGATCGGCGGCCAGACCATCAACCAGTTGCCGGCGGCAGCCCCCGCCGCCGATAGTGACTCGCTTTTGGTCGCGCAAGGCTCGTCATCCCTCAGCGTGCAATCCTTCGGCTCGGTGTGGGCATATTTGCAGGCCAAGCTGACAACCGTGAAGGCCGGCGTGGTTGATCTCACCGCAAACACCGTGCTCGATGGCTCGGCGCATAATAACCGGATTTTGATCGCGAGCACGCCGCTCACCCTGACGGCCAATTTTGCCAATATGGGGTCAGGTTTTACCTGCAGTTTGATCAATCTCAGCCCTGGCCTCGTGACTTTTGGCACGGGAATTTCTTCCGGCTCCGGCGCCACCTCTCTCCCCCCAGGAGGCTCCGCCGCGTTGATCGGCTTTAGCTATTCCGGCGGTTCGCAAATCTGGTGGAATGGCATCGTCCCCAATGCTGCTACTATCACGGTTAACTCAATCACCGCGCCAGCGCCAAACACTGGCTTTACCGTGACCGGCGGTATCTTCAATGACGCGCCAACCGCACTTGATTATTCAACCGATGGTGGCGTGACCTGGCTCGCAGCCGCGAGCCCGGTCATTACCGCCAACGCCTATAGTTTTACCGCCGCGGGACTGGTCGCCGGCACTTATACGATCCGTGTGCGCGATTACGCGAATGTCGCCGTCACCGGCGGGTCTAATAGTTTTACGATTCTGCCGCCATCGGTTTCAATCAACGCGCTGCCTGCCGCCAGCATCGTCAACGCTGGCCTCGCGGTCTCCGGCACGGTGCTGCCTGGCAATGATGGCGT